CCTCGATAGTGTCAAACATACCCTCAGTACCTGCCGCAGTTGTACCTGCCGCTGCTCCTGGAGCCGCTGCTGTATTTGGTGAAAGGTAAGTCAATGCACCAGACGCTGCTGCTGCAGGAACACCTTCAACCATAGCCATCTCTAAGTAATCGTCAAATCGTAGACGAGTCTCATGCTCTGACTTTAAGTACCATAAGTACCCTGTCGCACCGTTCTCAGTTGTAACCTCAACCCATCCAACTTGAGCCATATCAGATCCAGACACCTCGTAGTTGTCCTTGATGATGATTGGCTTGCAAGAGAAGATTGAATCTTCAGCCTCTAACGATCCGTCCATACCTGCAGTACCTTTACCGAACTCAGATCCGTAAACGAATGCAGTTACAGTTGTTGCAGCTGTAAATGGAGATACTCCACCAGTCGCTGCGTAATAAGCAACAGTAAATGTTGATCCTGCCACTGCTACGATAACAGCCTTAGCAGACTCTGCAGCTACTGTAGTTGATGATAAAAATACAGTTTGATTTATTCTAAAGTTGCATATTGCTCCTCCAGCTAAAGTAAACACTTGCTGACCTGGAGCAGGTGCATCAATAGCAGCAAAAGTAACCGCTTGGTATTTTGTGTGTAAACGTCCTTGCTCTGCCCACTTGATTAAGTCAGAGTTAGTAGGAAGTTCTGCACCGACCATTCTCAAGAATGATGAGATTGATCTGTTTCCATATCGCTCAAATTCAGCTTCGTAAGTATCTGGAAGATACTGTGTTAAGAAGTCGAAATTGGTGATGTAATTTGTAGGCAATGTTGCCTTAACCGAACTAGGTGTAATTGCTACACCTGGGTTGGTTTGTAATGATCCAGCCATTTTTTCTAATTTTTAGTTTTTACGTTTTTTAATAATTAATCTATTGCCTCGACTTGCATCTATAGATCTGACCTGTACACCCTCCTTAGGGGTAACCTTTGTGGACTGACGAGTCATGTCAATATTTTTAGACTCCTTAGCCACGCTGTCTACCGCATCTGCCATTCCTTTCTCATAAAAGTACTTGGCAAACTTCTCAGGGTTTGAGGCCACTGCTATAGAACGATGAAATCCCTCATAGTCCTCAATCGATCCGTCCTCCCCTGTAAACTTATTAACAAAGTTATTAAGGTCAGACTGTTCGTTGAGTAAGGTCTTGCTGTCAGCTGGCTTGTAGACAACCTTGTTATCTTCTGATACGTTGAACCCGAAACCTTCGAAGTTCTCAGAGAATAATTCACTCGTCTTACTTGTAAATTTTTTAGCCCTCTCAGCAAGCGTATTCTCGTTTTGCAATCGCTGCTCTTTTTGTTTCTTGTAGCTATCGAAGCTCTCTCTCTCCTCCTCTGGAACAAAGGACTCCCTTGACTCAAGTGGAACCTTGTACTGTTCTTTTAAAGAATTGAAATATTCTCTAGCTTTAACAAGCTCTTTCTTCTTCGCCACCTTCTTGGACTTGACCTCTCTCTCTTCATCGAGATCTTCGTCATAAGAAAACTTGTCCTCTATCTCAAATGTTACATCCTCAGGATCTAGTCCTTTGTTTTGCTCTAAGTAGTAGTCAAGTAGTAGCTGGTCGTCGTTAACATTGTCATAATCCTTATTGATCTTAACAAAGTCTCCGATACCTCGACCTGTCTCTTTCTTGTACTTCAGGAATGCCGATACATCCTCAGGTAGTTCTTCGTTAGCGTTACGCTGCTCGAACAACTCGTCCAAGGAATTTATCTCCCTGTCGTACCTATTTCCAATATATGAAAGAACGTCATCGTCACTTAAGGACGACTCTTTCACTTCACCTTGCGGCTCAGTATCTTGTTGTGCCTCTGTAGTATCAACACTTTCAGTGTTTTCAGTAGTTACTACAGCCTCGTCATTCTCATTCTCTGCCTTGGCTAAGAGATCTCTCTCGATCTCCTGTGCCGACTTTTCTTCAAAGTCAACGGCCCTTACTTTAAATTCTTCTGCCATTTTATTAAATTTTATTTATCTACAAAGTTAATTAATATTTTTGTATCCTATTTAGGACCAAATGATTCTAGGTTAAATCCATCAAGTGTGTCTTCGGTGCTCTCAAAATTCTGAGGCGGTAGGTTATTCTTTCTTTGATTTATTAGCTTTGACTGCTCAGTATTTTGCTGACTGATCCTCTCAGACTTAGCCTTCTCCCTCTTGTCCTCTCTACCCATCAATGACTCTGCCTCTATTCCTTTAAGCTGCATGTTGTACTGGAACTCTAGGTCCATCAGATACCTCTTCGCCTCAACCTCTGCATTCATCTTCTCTATATCAAACTGCATCTCTGACTGTTTAATCTGAGCCTTTGCTTGAGCCTCTAGCTGTATCAGCTGTGCCTTCTGCTGTGAGGCAGCCTGCTGGGCCTGCATGTCTTGCTGGGCCTTAAACTGAACCTGCTGTTGCTGTTGCTTCTGCTTCTCCTCCATACGTCTACGTCTCTTGACCTTAAGCATCTCATTGGCCAACTTTATATTGTTCATGCTCCTGATATCTATAGCATCCTCAAGATCTATAGTCTGCTGCTGGAGGGCTATATTTATATTGTTCTCCAACATCTGCTTCTCCTCCTCATCTGGTGCAACCTCGATAAATATTCCGAAGTCGTACAGGTAGAGATCTTTTATCTCGTCAAGTATAGCGACATTGTACTTGCCTATCTGCATCGCAAACTCCTCCCTGAAGTCAGCATACTCAAGTATGTCTCCAACCCTTAGTGATATGCATTCAGCAAGCTTTCTTGTCGCATAAAGACCTGCGTTTAATATGTGTCTTGTTGCTGTGTTTGAGCTTAGTGCGGCCAGCTTTTGAACACCAACCAGTGCGTCAGGGTTTGGACTTGATCCATCCCTTGCCGAGTTAATACCCGTCACATCCCTGATCATGTTCAGGTAGTGGTTGTAGTTTCCAATAAGTGCAGCCATCTTAGACTGTCCACTGTTAGAATTAAGTTCCTGTATTGGAACCCTTGCATTATTAAACTCTCCCTCCTGGGTATAACTCCTACCGATAACACTACCAGTCTGGAAGTATAACTTCAATGCATCCTCAGGATTGTATGCCGCACCTGTCCCCAGGTCTACCTCATTGATACCGTCGGCATCTATAAATACACCGTCAGGCACAACCCTGGCCATTACCTGCTGTAATTTTAAATGAGTCAACTGAATCTGATCAGCAAAAGGAATCATCCTCCTGACCAATGACTCAATGTTACCCTTGTACAGTCTTGGTGCGTGTGCCACATAGTTTGGCATCGCACTCTGAGATGCTGACTTAGGTCTGACCATGTTTCTAGCCATCTCCCACTTGAGTAGAATATTAGATCCACCCACAAGTATTCCATCATACCACACCTCTCTCGGTGCCTCTATTATCTCAAACGGAATGCCATCTCCTGTTGGAGGGTTAAATGTATCTCCCTTTCTTATGACTCGCTCACCGCCATTGTCTAGTAATTTTTTCTTCCATACAAACCTCTTGCTTGTCTTGTAGTTGAAGTACATAAGGGTCACGACCTCATTTAGGAAAGGATCGTCTTGATAGTTTCTTATTATCGGGAAGTAGTTGTTCCAAGCAGAGCTGGAGTTTTTAATCTCAGTCAGCTGCTCATCTGTAAGGTCTGGGTTTATCTTCAATAGCTCCGTGTAATGAACCTGCTTAACCTCTCCGAAGTAGTAGCAGTCTGAGAAGTCTTCCTTCTCGGTGTAGCTGTGTATCCAGTTAGCTGGGTCTACATACTCCACATTCACGCCATCATTCACAAGAAACTCGTGCTTCATCACACCCACACCTATGGTTGTAACGTCATAGTCAAAGTTCTTCTTGGTCTCGTCGAACTTGTTCATCTTAAGGATGGTGTCTATAGCTACCTCTTCGGCTATCTCTATCCCAGGCTTGTAATTTATCTGCATGTAGAGCGATAGCTCCTGATCGTCAGCGGGCAGCTCATTCGGATCCATGTTAAATGCATTGATACCGAACTCCTTCTTTGTCATCTCCAAGAAGTCCTTGGAAACCATGTCCTTCTCTATAGACTCCTGGAACTGATTCTTTTTCTCAGCAGACATTACGTCTTGAGCCTCAGCCTTAACCTTATAAAGCCTATCATTCATACCGTTGACAACAATATCTACAAACTTTGGTATTATAGGAATGGGACTCCAGTCTAGGTTTAACATAGACATATCACCATTGATAGATAGCTCATCCTTGTACTTCTGTACAGGCTGCTCACCTCTAGCGTAAAGTCTTAATCTATGGTACTCTCCCCACTGGTCATAAAACCTACAGGAACTTCCCTTTCTCTTGAACCACTCTCCCTCTATAGCTTTGGCTACGCTTAGGCCATACTTCTCTGAAGACTTTTCTTCGTCAGAGGCCATCTGGTTCGGGAAGGGTAATTGGTTAATTATTACTGAAGGTTTCTCCATTACTTTATTATTTCGCTTCTATTTCCACGATTGTCATATCTTACAAATTTAATACTTATTTTTGATTCTTTTTTATGTACCTCAGAAATATACTTTTTATTTGCCATAATTGCCAATCCTGAACTTATAGACGCATCATATTTTGTTCTATTATTTATCTCAAACTTGGCCCAATCTTCTAATGTCCTAGTAAAATACATACTGCCAATATTTCCAGAGTCTCTATACACAGCCTCTGTATCAAAACCAACGTACTGCTCTATGTAGGACTCTATAGCTGATGCGTGAGCTTGTTTAACATCCTCACTGGTGTTAGGTATGCCACCGAGCTCTAACTCGGTCTTAGATAGTCTCTTTTTATTCTTATCAGGCCTATTCATAGAGAACCCTCTATATCCCCTGTTCTTAAAATGATACAAAAGCCTAGCCTTGTTATTCTCTGCAAGTATAGGCATACCGTAAAATACAAAAGCCATAAGCACATCCTCAAAGAATATCTCAGCCGTCTTAGGCCTAGCTATATATTCCAGGAAGAACTCATTCGAGGGTGCGTCCTCCATGTGAAATTTTGTTAAACCGTGTAGTGCACCGTTTGATCCACTGCCTCCCACGACCCCAGATATATCATACGGGTCACAACCAAATGACCCCATGTGCTCATTTCCAGGATACTTTACGCCACCTCGATTTATAATATTATTTCGATGCTCAAAGCTAGGGACCCATGATACAACAAACCTACCCTTCTTGTCAGGCGTCCATATCACAGTCGTGTCCTTCTCTCCGTTCTTCCAGTGAAAGTACCCCCTCGTAAGTATCCTATCCTTAATAAGATTGTCGTTGTAGTCTATCTGCTGGTATATCTTTGTTAGGTTAAATATTGACTGCCTGGACTCATCCCTGAATGCGTGAGACTCTGTCCTAGGAAACTGCCTGTAGTACTCGTTCAATGCGTCTGGGTCTGACTTTAGTGCAGCGACCTCATTATCCCAGTACGTTATAACACCGTCATCTATCATCTCCCCATCGACACCCTCGACTGGCTTTTTAGGATCATCAAACACAGGCCATCCATACTTATCTATATATCCCTCATAGTTCCACTCCATAGGTATAAACAACGAATACAATCCACTCCGTGTCTGCCCATTACCAGACCTTACACGAGGATCGCTATCCATGTATAGCTTCTTAAAATTACCACCACCCTTTGAAAGGGCGTTTGATGTCGATCCCATCATGCACTTTCCTATTACCTTACTACCTAGCCTCAGACATGTCTTTGTCACACGCCAGTTGTTTAGTATGTTCTCTGGCTTCTCCCACTTACCACTCTCGTCATGTACAAGCAGTAACAGCTTCTCACCGTCATAGCTGTTGTCCGAGGTGTTCTTCCAGTCAATGGTTGTGTCCAAGCCCTCTATCTCGTCATCCTTCTCCTCGTCCATATTCTTACGAGTGATCTTACTGGCGGGAACCCTAAATGCAAGCTCGGTCTTAGGATTGTCCATACCGTCCTGTATAGGCTTGAAAAAGAATGGATAGTTCCTGACGATTGGTACCACCTTATCGGTAAACATCTTCTTGGCATCACTACCAGTCTTAGACAGTATACCTATCCTTGAATCCCTTGATATAGTACCTATGTTGGCACACTCCTCTGAACCCATAAAAGAAAAACCTGAACGCCTGTTCTTTAGGTAGCACATCCCAAAGCATCTCTTGTCAGCCTTGCATGCCTCCCAGAATATGTAGAATATTCTATTGGACTCCCTGAAGTCAGGACGACCGACATCGATCTTTGTCCATTGCAGGTACATGTAGTGAGATCCAGTTATGTATGTCGGTTTGCCATTGTTTTTAAACCAGTGCCCCTCATCCCTTCTATCAAACTCGCTCTCTATGTAGTCTACATACTTTGACTTAAATAGGTTGTCCTTCCTGTTCCAGTCAAATATTGTCCTTATTCTTGATAATTCTTTTGAGTACTCTGAAGCAACCCATCGGTTGTTTTCTGCGTCTATGTCTTTCGGAGTCTTGGGTACTGCTATATGCAGACCATTAATCTCATATATATCACCTATAGTTCCATCTTTAGATATAACAACCAGGTCATACTTTTCATCGTAACCGTAGACCCACTTATTTGCCCTGTTTCTTGACATCAAGGCATTCTTGCTTATATAATCATTTGATATTTTATACAGCTTATTTTCCATTCTTGGCCCTTCCTTCAGCGAAACCATTCTTACCTGCATCGATAACCTTTACCTCCTCCTTATCACTCTCCTCTTCTTCAATCTTATGAAGCATGGCCAGTGCGTCATCGAATGCTAACTTCTTTGCAGACGCTGCGTTCTTCATCTTGTCTGCCGTTATATCATCCTCTGCATGTGTGATTATTGGCTCCTTCAAAACCTTTATCAATTCATCTATGGCTAGCTTTGCCGCCTGTAATATTTCTACCTTTTTAGACATATGTTTCTGTTGTACATTCTGTAAAGTATCTCGTCACCTATCCTAAACTCGTACTCGCTGTCTGGGGTGAATGATATCACATCCCCCTGATGCACGTAGTCTATCTCATCGTTCTTAAAGACCAACTCGCCCCAAAGCTGCTCAAGGTTACCTAGCTGTGTGAACATATGGTCCTCAGACTCTATCGGTCTGACAAAGCAGAACGGATCTGGTGCCATCCATACGTCATCCCTCCTGTAAAGGTAGAGCTGACTAGGTTCGACTATAAATATGTCGTTCATTACGTGATGCCAGCTGCTCTTCTGATCTCCCTGCATGTCATAGTAGTACCTGAATACGTTATGATGAACTATAACAATGTCACCTGCCTTGACAGGTCCGTCGTAGTATATAGGAATAGATACAACCTCTGCAAATCTATTTGATACGGTGTGGTCTTCCTGGGATGTGCTTATGATAAACTCCTTGCCATCATAGCTGCGTATGTTGTCATAACGCCTTCCATCGACAGGCTTTATAACGAAGCAGTATGGCGACTTCATCAGAAGTCTATTTTAAACTCTATAGATACAGGCATCGTAGAGCTAAACTCCTTCCACTTAACTATCTCATCATCCCTTCGTATATATATAGAGATAGAGGAATCTTCCTGTATTATTGAGTCTATCGTGTAACTCTTTCCTAGGACCTCCTGACCTACGACGTAGTGCATGCACTTCATGTAGTCTGGACCTACAGATATCTTTCTAACTATATTCACCTGTCATCAAATTTATGTCCACCTCTCCATACTTCTCAGCGATTTCTTTCTGATAGGTAGCCAGGTCATGCCCTCCCATCTCTAGGTTTGCTATGGCGGTTATCTTTTGATTTTTTAATCTCTCGAAGGTGATCTCAATGTCAGCTATCTGAAACTTAATGTCCCTGTAATTTTTGTTAAGCTCGACTAATTTGTCAAGCTCATCCTTTTCAATTTTTTTCATTTAATTTTATTTACTACCAAGTGGCGATAGCAACCCTCTTCCATGTGTTTGTAGCTACACACACATAGAGATAGCTTGAATCATAGGCAAGTGTTCCAGCAGTCCCTGTTGAGGACGCAGTGGCTGGTACGCTAGACGTGATCATGTAGTCACGCAAGGATCCTACAGTAAAGTTCTTTGTAGCGTTAGCAGCGTCTGAATCAGATCCCAGTAAGAGATCGTTCTCGGTCGGTGTGGTTGTTGAATATGAATCTATCTTTGCCATGTCAGTTATTTAGTACAAATATAGCAATTTTTATTTTCCTTGACCCTTGTAAGGCTTTTTATAATTAACAGATTTCTTTAGCCTTGAGTTATTCTTGCTATGTATACCTGTTCGTTTCTTCTTGGGCTTGCGAAGTGTTGCCGTATTGTTAGCCATTCTCCAGCTGTTGAATCATTTCAAAATGTATCTTAGCAACCCTGTCTCTACCTGACTCACTCATGAGTATCTCATGACACTCTCTGTAGTTGGTCATGAAAAAGTTTTCAGAAAGTATGGCAGGCATAGATGTGTCTGTGAGTACAGTAAACTTTGCCTCCTTGTCAGGATCACCATCAGCTGTTGATGGCCTCATTTTACGTTCAGGAAACTCAGCCTTGGCTTTTTCGTACAAAACAGTTGCGATAGGATCCGACTTTGTCTCCCCTGGGGATGTAAATACCTCCCATCCATTTGCGGACTCATCACTAAACCCATTTGCGTGTACGCTTATATATATACAGGGCTTGTCAGAAGATTTAGCTATTTGGTTCGCAGAGTTAACCCTCTCTCTTAGACTTATATCTACAGGGGTATCAACCAGGTTAACGGCATCTATGTCATTGGCATTACACATCTTCATCAACCTATCCACAATGGACCTGTTAAACTCACCCTCGTAAAGAACATTTCCATCTGGCCATTCGGGAGATCTTTTGCCCTGGGTCTGATACACACCGTCTATTAGACCACCATGACCATTGTCAAATATCCATAGATACTTTGAGCTTGTCTTTGTGGGCTTTATAGACATGTCGAACTGTGTCTTGCAGTGCGGGCATGTGATTATCTTTTCCATATTACTTCTCCTTTACAGGCAATGCTATAAGGCTGTCCTTAGACCTAAGGAACATAAGACCGACAGCTAACCATCCTGACATATCCTCTACGTCAGCCTTCTCGGTGTATATCATAACACCGCAAAAAATTAATATCAATACACCTAGTATTGTTGTTATGTAGTTTGAAAATAATCTATCTTTCATGTCTTTTTTTTTACAAATTTATAAATTCTAAACGATATATAAAGTATCGCAATTATGACTATTACAAGTATAAACCAGTTAATAATCCTTTTCCATGTCGGTGTCTTCTCGTAGTACTTTATAGGGATTTTTCTCTCTATAATTTCTTGAACAGTTACCGTGTCACACCTTCCTTCTATATAAACTTTTTTCTCTCTGTCTATGTAAACCTTTACCTTGAGCTGCTCTTTCTCTAAAAAAATAGTATCGTGAAGCTCATGCATCTCTACAATCGTATCTACACTAACCTCTGGCACTGTTACCTCGACGGTGTCGTGCACGTACAGTGTGTCTGTTGTAAGTAGGTGTGGATGTTTCTCTATCAGTCTTGTAAACCTTCTCTGAGGTGTACAGGACATAAGCAGAGATATTACTGCTATATATATAAATCGATTCATTTTTTTAATGTCTGGATCGCCTGTATGATCCTAAGCTCCATCTCTCTCATCTCTATCTTTAGATCGGAAAGAGAGGCGTCATTCTTTTCTCTGTTGCTTTCGACCTGTGATTTAAGGTCGTTAATTCTTTTATGTAGCTGGTTCTGAGCCTCCTTCTTGTCGGACTTTAACTCCTCCATGTCTGAGGTTAGGTTTTCCAGTATAACCTGCTGTATAGCCACCTTATTCTTAAGGCTATACCAAACTGTAAGTGCACCGATTAATGCTGATATCAATGATACAAGAGCGTCGAATCCTATCTGCATTCCAGTTACCTCCATGATTATTCTTCTATAGGCATTGGCTCTGACCATTCAGGTGTAGCCATAAGGGTGAGGCATTGGTCGTGAGTCATTGTCTGTAGCGGTGTTACCGTTCCATCAGATATGAATGATGGCTCTGCGTTATACTTAAGAACAAACTCAGCATCATTGATTGATTTGCGTATTGTGTTCTCGTCTGTCTCTCCAACCTGTGTAAAGTCAATCTTTGAAAGGTCAGCTATTGCTACTGTGATATATGTGTCTGCTACTCTTAGGCTCATAGTTTTTTATTTTATACAAAGATAATACTTTTTTTAAGTAGGTACATCCGTACTGAATGTACTGAAATTAGTCATCGTTCCATTGTTACCACCCGAACCATTGTCAGTTAGTGTCGGAGCGGTGTCTCCATCTCCGCAACGATACCATAGAAATGGACTGTATGTAGTAAGTGATGTAGGAACGCCCGAATTATAAATAGCCGTGACATTGCTTGATGTAAGCGTAGTATTGAACAAAGCAAGTTCGTCAACATACCCATCAAAATACTGATTTATTGATGAATCCCAATGCTTTCCGATTTTTGCAGTCTGAACACTAACCTGCGCAGGATTACCAACATTTGCAACGGTTACTTTTAAAACGCCATTTTGATATATATACGCCTCATTAGCAGTACCATCAATAGAAATTGCAAAATGATACCAGTCTGTAGTGTTTAATACATCGCCAAACTCTTCATATAATAGACTGCCGTTAGATTGTCTAAAAAAATAATAAGGTTTATTACTTGTAGTTTTAGTTAGTCCAAGAGCAAATCCCGTACTACTACCCGCATCAGTATAAGCAGCATTGAAAATTCTTGAATTTGCTGTATTTCCATCGTTTTTAACCCAAGCAGAAAATGATTTATTTGCGCTTTCAATCCAACTTTCTAATGTTGTACCACAGTCAACAAAATCGTCTACTCCGTCAAGTTCTATACTCTTGGTATTAGTGAACGGTACTGTTAGTGTGTTTAGTATGGAGCGGTAGTAGCTTGACATAGTGTTAGTTTATGTTGGTACGTCAGTTGAGAATGTACCATTGTTTTGAATTGTTCCATTTTCGCTTCCAGCACTATCTGAAATTGTTGTTCCACTACCCTCTTCAAATCTGTACCAAGTAGTAGGTGCTGGAACTGTTGGTAAATTTGTTAAATCGGATGGTTCACCCCCATTATATATTTCTGCTACTTTAGCATCATCATATAGGTCTGTGCCAATCCAAAATGCCAATTCATCTACTGAACCATCCAAAAAATCTGAACCTAATCTGTGACCGATTGCCAACGGACTGGGTTCTGATGGAAATGTAGTAGCAGCAAAATATCCAGCAGTTGCAACTGTTTGTTCTACACCATCTAAATAAAATTTAGCTTCTTGTCGAGACGTTCTATTTAAGTCAACGCATATCATTAAATGATGCCAAAGACCATCCCCAGCAATATTTCCTAAATCTCTATTATCTCTGTTGTTGTTACCAGCATTCTTTACATAAAAATAAACTCGTGTTGCACCACCATTTAATAACTGAATTTTTACCTCAAATGTTCTGTTTCCACTTGGACTAACACTACACAAATAACCAAATCCATTTGCAGTGTAATCAAGTTTTAACCAAGCACTTATGTTTAATTGACTTTCGCCATCAGCTAAACTATAGTTAGAATCCGTTGTGCAATAAGCATCCACTCCATCAAGCAATATACTCTTGGTATTAGTGAACGGTACTGTTAGTGTGTTTAATATGGAGCGGTAGTAGCTTGACATCTATGCAGGCTGTACAATCCAATACTCAACTCTTGTTCCTCCACACCACTCGGCATAGATTACATTAAGGACTGTTGTACTGTATGTACCTGAGCCCATAAGAACCCATCCCGCAGGGACTGAAGG